AGACTCACTGGAGCTTGATCCACTGGAACCACTGGATTGGCTTGAATCACTCGACGCAGAGCTTGATCCGCTCGACGAGTAACTGCTCGAGTACGAAGGCTCGCTCAGTGATTGCGATTCGCTTGAATCTGAATCACTTGATGAATCGCTGGACGCGGATGAATCAGAACTTGATGAATGGCTTGAATCGCTCGAACTTGAAGCGGAGGAGCTTGAATCGGACGAACTGGATGCGGAGGAACTCGAAGATGAGAGACTGGATGAACTTAGACTTGATGACGACGAAGCAGAGCTGGAACTTGACTTATCGCTCGACGATGAACTTACCGATGAGCTGCTGCTCGAAGAGCTAGGCGAACTAGAAGTACTCGATGAGCTGGACGAGATGCTTGAACTGCTTGATGAGGATGGACTCGATGAGCTGCTGCTTGAGCCCAAGCTCATACTGCTTGACGAGAGCGACGAAGAGCTTGACAAGCTAGACGAACTGCTGGAGCCAGATGAGGAGATTGACGACTGACTCGAACTACTGGTTGACGAGGAACTCGACGATGAACTCGAAATGCTACTGCTCGAACTTGAGCTAGAGCTACTGCTTGAGCTGCTTGAAGACGACGATGATGAAGATGACGAACCGCTGCTGGAACTGGAACTACTGCTTCCCTCACAGCATCGGCATCCGATGGTTAGGTAAGCGCTAGTATCCTCGTGGAAATGGCAGACGATCTGCTGGCTTGTCAGAAGTGCATAGTCACAAACGTTGTAGACCGCGACCTTGACGCCGATCGGTGACCAGACTCCGTTGGCATATCGCAGTTCGCGAGCCATCCCCCAGCTCTTGGCCTTTAGACGCGAGACAGGTTTGCAGAGCAACGTTTGCTTCGGCGGGTCGATGATCCAGGAGCGATTACCATCGTAGGTGACACTTAGATACTGATCACCTTCGTAGTTGGAAACCGGACCTCGAATTCGCTGGGCGCTCGGGTTTCGGGCGATGATGCGAACGCCTTGACCATTCGGCTTTCGAACCGGATCAATGGTCCCGGAATCGTCTAGCTGAAAAAGATCGCAATTGGCGGAACCTGTCGCTAAACCGGATCGAGCTGGGATGCCACCGCTAGGAACCTTCACCAGGAACGCTGGATCGGCTGGTTTTCCGACTCGAACAACAGCCCACTGAACGCCCGTTTGATTCGTATCGCGCCGCCATAGGATTTGAGCCGACCCGTTGGGCTTCGACTGGAGTGTCGTTCCACCAGAGTCGGAAACATCGGCGCATTGATGCCAGGTCTCCTGAATATTCACACGGGCAGCGACGACGCCGGCGAATACCACTCGACCGACCTTGTCCTCGGCGATCGGCTCGATGGCCACACCGAATCGACCTGTGTGATCGTCGGCGATTGGACGCACCGACTGGATCGTAGCGTCACGTACAAAGCGAGCGAGTGCTGTATTGTCGACGTCAGGATCGCCTAGTGGGGCGTTGAAACCGACGATTCCACCAATGGGCACGGTCGTCGCACTTTGATAGTGAACGCGAACGGTGGCAGCGTCGCGAACGTGGGTGCGGTTTCCTCCGCCACCCGAGAGACGATCGCGAGTGATGGCATCGGCTGCAGCCAGCAGACGGTTGTATTCCGCTGCCGTGATATTGAGTTTCTCGCCTGGTCGAACGCGCCTCGCCATTACTCGATCCCCAATGCGTTAAAGTTCGCTTCGGGGTAAACCTGTTCGACGTAAGCTGCTTCAGGAACTTGCAAGACTCGATCGCCGACAACCTCTTCACCATGTTTGACCCAGAGGTAGTCCCAACCTCGCTTAGCGACACCGCTTATGTTCCCAACTCGCAAGTTCATCTCATTGGGTCGCGCAGCGAAGTGATAGGTCACATCAACCCAGTTCTGTTCGTCCTCGCCACCTTCGCCACCTAGGAACAATGCTTCACCTGGAGCAAAGATCGACCAGCCAGTCGAGTTGACTCGCCCTGTCATGGCTACCATCGCGAGAAGGTATTCGGTCGAGACAAACTCAAACTTCTTGCGGACAGAAAACTCGAATGCAGGAACAGTCACGTCGACGCCGGCAACGCCCGAGTCGCTCACACCAATTGCACCGCGATAGTTCGGAGGGATCTTGCCAGGCGCTGCATAGATTCCACGTGTGAATAGGGATTGATTGAGATGAGTCGATGCCCCAGTAGTATTAAATGAGACTGGATCGAGCTTGGTCTTGTTGATCGAAGCAGTTACTAGTGCATGTTTATCGTTGATGTACTCGCCATCAACCTGAAGATAGGGAATCAGATCTCGCTGGGTGGCTCGATAGTAGGCCAGTACTGCACTCGCCGCGGCTGCTGGATCGACAGAGCCACCGTTGGTGCCGACATAGACGAACGTGTCCGAGGTCGTTTTGCCACGCGTCGCCTTCTTGGATAGCGCAGCCAGTTCGAAGTTGTATCCACCAGTTGAGAATCCCATTAGCTGAACACGAAGCCTCCTGTGCGGGCGCGTTCGGCAAGCTGAGAGGTGTTCTCAGCGGTTTGGATAATGGCGCGTTTCACATCGTCCGAGAGCCCTTCGCCGGCGACTTGTGGCATCTGTAGCCGCGCTACGCTTTGCGATAATGCAGCATCGAATTCCTCCAAACGGACCCGAACCGCTGCAAAGGATGCCATGATCGATTCGAGATTGAGCGATGGTTCTTGATCCTCAACCGTTGGTTCTATGAAATCCTCGGGCGACGATACTTCAGCGTCCATTGGCTGCAGACCGAGTTCCGGTTCGACTTCTGGAACTTCAAGTTCTGGATCATTTGCGTCAGCATCGGCATTCACGTCAGCATCGACGCCGTCCGGATCGACCTCGTCCTTTTGATCAGGAGGCTCGATCACGGGAATGAGCGATGCACCACTACCAAGGCCGAGTCCACGACTATCGAAGTTTCCAGCCGCTTCTGTTTTTTCAGTTGGTTCCTCTGGGCCATCGGAGAATCGATCCATTGAATCCTTAGTCGACCGATCCAGACCAAGCTTAAGATCCTTCTTCTTGGGCGGCTTCAGCTTTGGATCTTTGATGCCATCCACTTCAACCTTGGGAACCTTCAGTGCGCCGGGCTTCGGAAGAGCTGGCATATCAGGAAGCGGAGGACCAGGTTCTTTGGCTTGGGTTGGTTCTTGGGGCTTGGCTGCGTTGGCTGTTTCTACGGCCGCATCGAACTCCGCTTGGGCTGCTGCTACTTGCTCTTCACGCTCTTTGGCGCGATCTTCTGGCGACTGGCGACCGGCTTCGCGGGCAATGCGAGCTTCCTCACGCATTTGATCAAGGGTTTTTTGAACGCCAGCGGTCGTGTCATCGATGGTCTTTTGTCGTGCCCCACCTGCGGCCTCGTTTTGCTTGAACTGATCTTCTTTGGACGCATCAACGGTTTGGTTCTTGGCTTCGGTCTCTTGATCGATGACCGCCATCTCGGCATCAATGTCACGACCAGCGCGTGCCTTGCGACGTTCCTCAAGTTGCTGCTTAATCCCTTCCTGCATCTGAACACGATTGGATTCGATCTGTTGCTTGCGTGCGTCGCGCCGCTTCATGCGATCGGCGATGGCTTGCTGCTTCTTATTTTCTTCAGCTTCGTCGGCTGTTCGAATCTCCTTGTCGATCTTGGCCATTTCAACTTCGACATTCACATCGTCATCGAATAGCGACTTCAGCTTGATCCATGCCTTGCGCAGAAAGCCGACGGTCGAGTTCCACATCGATTTGACTTGGGCGACGAACACCGACCAAGTGTCAGCGAGATAGTCGATGGTTTCGACCCAGGCGGTCTCTACGCCTGCAAGCGCATTGATGAGCACGCCACCAATCTGCACAGAAACATCGCCGGCTATATCCACCAGCTCACGCAATCGAATGAATCCCTTTTTCAGAAATCCGATTGTCGAGTTCCACCCCTTCTGTACCGAGGTCGTGAGGATTGTCCAACCATCGGCCATGAAACCGAGCGTCGCATTCCATACGCTTGCAAGTCCTGATAGGGCACTGATCAGCACATCGCCAATCGCATAAGCGGTGTCGCCCCAAACATCGGACAGGTAATTGGTGAAGTCGGCCCACACTCCTTTGAGATAGGTTGTGCCTTTGATCCACTGGAGCTTGAGATAAGTCCACAGAACGTTGGCCGCTGCGGTGATGTCGCCGGCAGCCAGTGCATTGGCGATCGCACCAAAGGCTTTGATCGTGTCAGCCTTCAGCGTTTCGAAGACGCCTTTCAAATACTCGATCGCTTCGCCAGCGATGCCGGATGAGTAGACGAAGTAGGCACCCAGTGCGGCAACTGCAGCGACAACAAGTCCGATAGGTGTGAACAGAGCGCCGATCATGGTTACCAGGACACCGATCGCGGTTCCTACTAGTGAGAACATCGAAGCTAGCCCACCAACAGCGAACGCGGCCACACCAGCAGCGCTGCCAATACCGATGAAAGCCGCGCCGACAGCAACGACGCCGGCAACGATCAGCGCGACTTTCTTGACAACTTCCTGGTTCTTGCCGATCCATTCAATCAGACCGGAGAGAGCCCGAGAGATTGCGTTCATCATTTTGGTGACCGAGAGGTCCAGCGATTCACCAATCGCAATGGCCACGCCCTCGATCGAGCTTTTCAGGATTCGAAACGCGCCACCGATCCCTGCATCCATATCGCGTGCGGTCTTGTCGGCGATGCCATTTGACTTCTTCAGGTCGGCAAGCAGCTTCTTGGTGTCGGTGACCGTCTTTCCAATGGCCGAAGCACTGGTAATGCCCATCAAACCGAAGACTTCGTTAAAGGCTTGGGCACGATCACCGCTTCCCATGTTGGCCGATGCAGCGGCAACTTCGCCAAGAATGTCGACTAGGTCGCGTGCATTCCCTTGGGCATCCTTGGTCGCAACGCCGAATACCTTTTGAAACTTCTCAGACTCTGCCGCGCTCAGAGTGAGTAATCGACGTAATGCTGTACCGGCTTCACTACCCTGAATCCCGAGGTTTCCGAGCGTGCCAAGAACGGCAAGCGTTTCTTCGAGGCTCATGTTGGCATCGGCTGCCACAGGACCGGCGTATTGCAACGCTTCCCCAAGCGACTCAACCGAGTTGAAGGACATGTTGGCTGCTGCGGTCAATCGATCCGAGACTCGCACAGCATCGGTTGCTTCCAAGCTGAATTGACGGATCGTGGCTGACATGATCCCAGAGCTAACGGTTGCATCCGTCCCAGTGGCTCTTGCTAGATTCATGACCGCGCCGGTCATCTCTTCAATCTGCTTGGGTGAGAAACCTGCTCGACCGAGTTCAGTCATCAGAGAAGCGACCTCACTGGCCGAGAAACTTGTTGTGGCTCCCAAATGCTTTGCTTTGTTACGCAGCGATTCCAATGTCGCGCCGGTTGCATTGGCAGCTGCGCCTGCGGCCCGAATCGCATCATCGAAACTGGTATAGACTGCCAAGCTGGCTCCCACAGGTGCGGCGGCGGCAACGCCAAGGCCAGTGAGCTTGGTGCCGACCAGTCGCGTGGACGCCCCGAACGATTTGAGCCGCTTTTGCGCAGCTTCGAGTCCCTTGAGGAACTGGGCACTCCTCGCGGTCAGCTCGACGTATGCTCCTCCGGCTCTGACTTGCGACATGGCGATTCTGACGTTCTTGGTTGAAAGTTAGCACCGAGCATCGCAGCTGCTTGTTCAACAGTTCCGCGAGCAACGATTGGCTTTTGGTCTGCGTAGGGATTGAAGTCGTCGGGCTTGAATGGCTTGCGACGTCTCTTACGATCACGGTTCATCTCGGCCATCAACGCCATGATCGTGCTCGCGACATTCCAATCGTGTTGGCGTTTGGCCTCAGCCATCAGCACAAGTTGGCGAAGTGTTAAGGGACCTGGATCGACTCCGACGATGCCGGCAAGTCGGACGATGAGTCGTTCAATGTCGGCACACCGAGCTTGCGTTCGAGATCTTCTACGAGCTTGTCGACCAAGTTCGGATCGTCCAGTCGTTTCTCGATTGCACTGATCCCTCGTGTCTCGATCAGCTTCTGCTTCTCGGCCGCCTTCCGCAGAAGACGGCGTCGCGACTCCGGGAAGTAATTGATCAGTGCTTCGAGGAGTGCACCCGTTGCATCGTCGATCGAGTTACCAGCCAGACCTTCACCGAAAGCTTCGTCCGTGATCTGCTGCTGGTCCGCTTGCGGTTTACAGATAGCAAAGAGCACATCGCCCAGGAGCAACGGATCGGTCGAGAGCCGCGTGATCAAATCACCGTCGATCGCTTCAAGGAGATGCACTCCGGTGAGAGTCTTCACGCGACGCAACGTCGTGTTGTCGATATCCACAATCCAAATGCGACCGGCGCGGTCAACGAACTTCTGCATGATGCCTCCTTGAGTACAACTAATCGGTGATTTCGAATGACAACGCCAGCGATCAAGGACCAGCCAAGCCAGGTCCCACATTCATGCCACCACCGGAACTCGACTGCGTCGGCTTGAGAGTTACATCAGCGGAGATGACCTCTTCCAGGTTTTGATTGACATTGAAGTTCATCACTTCGCAGGTCAGCGTGAGCGTTCCACCAGCGTCGCTGATGCCGACATCACACGGATCACCACTGCTCCAGAGACCTTGAAGAAGTCCGAAGGCCGAGTCACCTTCTTTGTTGAGCACAGTGAACTCGATGGATGCATCCTTGAGTGTTCCCACGGTGGCGCGCCAGCCGTTGTTGGCACGCGTGCTGGCATCGGCTTCGGCCTTCTCGAGGCTGACTGTCAAATCCTTGACGTTGGTGATCTCGACGCCGTCGATAGTGAGTACGGCTTCGAGACCGAGTTTGACTTCTGGCATTGTGAGTGATTCCTTATGGCGAACGTTTACTTGACTGAGTTGGCCCAGAATGTGGGGAGCCGACTCCGATTGACTTCCAGTGCCGGCTTCATGAATGGTCGCTTGGGATAATGGCGAGGCTTGTTGTCACTGCGTCGCTCGTTCTCTTCTGCAATTAGACGAGTGGCTCGATTCGCCTGAGCTCCAGTTCGCAGTTCAATCCTCGCAAACTTGGTCTTGCTTCCGTGTTGTATGGCGCGAATCGGACCGTGCTCACCAACCTTGAAGCGATGGGGCTTGAGCTTGCGACGCTTGGTTGCCACGCCGCCGAATTCATGCAAGTTCCAAATGCGACCAGCAATCTCATTCACAGGGCCGATCGCGACAACGGTTCGGTTGTTAGTGACGTCGTAGCGAATCACTCGCTTGAGCATGCCTGTCTGTGTATGCGGTGGGCTTCCAGGCTTCGATGGTTTCTTACGTTTCCGAATGCTCCGCTTGGCCGTCTTTCGAACTGCACCGCCAGCTTCGCTCAACGAAGTGAAGGTCGCTGTTTCCGTCTTCTTCTTGATCTTCTGCTTATCGAATTGTGTTCGGACCGTGATCTTGATCATCGCGCCAGTTCAAAGGTTAAGGTCAATAAGCTTGTAAACTGACGCAGTTGTTCCCAGTGTTCGCTGGAATACAGCACTGCATGCTCGGCCTTCACGCATCGAGCCGCTTGAAATGAATCGAGCCTCTTCAGGCGAAACTCGTCGGCAATCTTTTCCACAAGATCAACCAGCGGATCGATCTCCTCGTTGGTTCCCTTCGAAAACTTCTTCTGCACCGCAACATCAACGCGGCAGTGGTACTTGTTATGAGCGCGGTCGTGAGGGAATAGCTCAACATCGCGAGGCACAACGGTCACGCGGAGTTCTTTCATGTCTTCTAGGTCGAAGTTGGGAACGTACATCCGCTCGGCAACGAATTCAAAATCGAACTCAGCTGCGTTGAGCTGGGCGGTGACACTATCGGCAACTTGTAAAACTGTCGTCATGACGGATGGGATTCGATCTGTTTGGTGTGGATTCGAAGTTTCAAACGGAATGGATCGCTGTAGCGCCAAGGCGGATCGCCACCAAGGGCCATCACTTCAAAAATAAAGGTGTGGTCGCCATCGATCTCAACAATCGTGTCACCGCGGCGTGGCAACGTGCCGATGATCGACGAAAGCAGTGAATAGGTATCGATCAGGAAATCACGAACCTGGCTTCGAGTAACAATGCCCTCGCCATCGTCCTGGTCGTACATCGACTTGCCGATCGTTGCTTGGAGCGTGGCTCCCAGCTCACCTCGGCGATACACAACTTGGCGAGACGCATGCTGCGTGAGTTTTGAGGTAAGCCACTCCTGGCCTTTCTGAAGCATGTCGGTCATGACTCTTCCTTCTTTATTGGGAATAGTCGCAACAAAAGGCCAGTGATTGAGCCAATCGCCGCAGTTCCAACCCGAGCCGGATCGGCTGCTGATCGCAGATAAAACCCAGTAATCGTTCCAACTACAAACGACAGTGTTAACGACACAAGAAAAAACAGGAGCCAGCCGATCATCGTTGTTCCCCACTGAGCAGCTTCGATGCCTTGCCACGCACTTCATCTAACCAAACTGCGTCAGCGCGTCGTTGGTATTCAGAGGCAACGGCGGTGGCCTCCTCATCCAGTTGCTGTTGACGAAGTGTGGTTTGACGGGCGGGCTGCGATGGCTCGGGGGTTAGAAATGCGACCGGTGAAGCTTGCCTGAGTTGCTCTGGTTCGCGTTTCTTCATGGGAAGGAGAGCGACTGCAAGAAGGACAACGACCACAATAATGGCAATGGTTAGTAACATGTTTGTTTGGAACCTCACTAGGAAGATGGATTGGGTTAGGGCAACGCTCAGCTCATGCCGCGTTTGATGAGAATGAAGATCAACAACACAGCTGCAATTCCAATGAGTGCGACGGTTGCGATCTCGCCAGCTGAGAGCCACATTAGTGCGTTGCGAGTGTCTTTAGCGCCATCGAACAAGTCGCGAACTCTATCGAGTGGCCTACGATCCTCAGAGGGTGGCGTCGGACAATAGCCATCGGGACAATCCTCAGCCGATAGATAGAGCGTTGGGGTAATTGCATCGTCCCAGGAGTAGCCTTTCGTTTTGACCGCTCCGGTCTTCTGTGCCTGCTTGGCTTGCTTGTAAAGCAAGTAACCGTGACGGAGGTCCGAGTAGAGCTCCTCTGGTGTGCTCGGAATCATTGATCGACCTGCGGCATGGATGTGTCCGCCGGTCGCATCTTGGAAAAGGACCACAGGGAACTGTTCGGCAGGCACAATTTCGGCGTAGCGAGTCTTGTAGATCGCATTGGTCGCTGTGTAGACCTGGAACTCACAACTCTCCTTGAGCGCCGCTAGTTGCTTGTTCTGCGTGAACCACTCCTGGAGTCGCTGACTTGTCGCATCGGCGTTAACGAACAGGGCGATCTGGTAACTCTTCTTCGGTGGAGGGGAAGCAGGGTTAGAGACTGGCGTAACAACCAGCGGCTCTTTAGCTGGCTGCGTTGCGTCTGCGAAGTTGGGCGTAGCAGGTACCGGTGGGGCCACTGTAGGCGTCACAGTTGGCGTAACGACGGTCGGTTGCACGATTGTGGGCTGAACTACCACCGGCGCGGGATAGACGCGTTGTGGTAGGCAATTCGGTGGACAGTTGCGGATCTGTTGCTTGATCTCTCCCTGGGCCTGCAGGTTCACCGACTGCGGCTCTTCAAGTTTTTCAATTGCACCGACGCTTGGCACCGATGGCTGATAGCTCGGCACACTCCAACGTTGCTGAGGTTGTGCTTGGACCGGCTTATAGTGAACGGTCGTTAGGACAACACCCAGGAGAATCGCGTGGACGATTGCCACCACGATCAGCCCCAGACTTAAGCGAATTCGAATCGTATCGTTGATCATGGTGATTACAGAACCTCATAACTTTGGTAAGGCAGTGAACTGCTTGGATCATTGAGAACGGTTAGGGCAAAGCCTCCGTAGCCTGCCCATAAGCGGATGAACTGTTCACGAGGTGTGAGTTCGAATCGCCCCGGATAGTTGTTGTCGAGGATCGCTGCGTATTGCTTCCCATCACGCTCGATCCAACCGACGAACGTGCAGCAATGGGCCGGCTTCCACCAGAGGATCGCACCTCGCCTGGTTGCACTGGCCCAATCGAGGAAGCGAGGATCAGCCTTGAGCGTATAGCTGTAGTCGATGCCGGCAGCATCCAAGCGATCACGCAGACGTGAGTCCCACTCGCCGTCGGCATAAGTCGTTCGCCAGCGTTCGCCAAGCTCGAATCTGTTAAGCCAACGCAGATGGTTCACGAGCGAGGCGTGAACGCAGCTCCCTTGACCAAGAGAGCCTGTCCAATTGCGCTGATGCAATTGCACTGGCAAATTGGCTGGCGGTTGCTCTGGTTCGGGCGTTGGTAATGCACGAACATTGACGACGCCCGAATCGCAGCCAGCCAATACGAGCAGCATCAATACACAGGCTGAAATCAATTGTTTATGAATCATCTTGAGCTCGTTTCTGAAACTATTGATCGTGACGACTAACGCTGGACCGCAAACGCAAGGATCGTTTGGAGAGCCGAGGCCCAACTCGTGCCCCTGGTGCGGGCCAGCGGTAGTCGTCGCTAACTCTTGAATACCACCCACAATCGCGCGTTCGTTTGAGGCGTAGCCGCAACGAATCGAATAGGCAGCCCACACATAGCCTTCATCGTGACGTAGCGTGGGTTGGCCGGATCAAACAAGTCGGTTTCATAACTGGCGAGTTGGACGTTATCGCCGTTGGGTAAACGACCTTCGATGATCCATGCCGATGGAACTGACTGGCTTGCCACGCAAAAGCAACTTCGGAACTCGCCCACCGAGAGCCATTGGCTGACTA